ATACCAGAAGCATCAGAAATGTATCTATGCTTGCTCACTGAAGATGGCAATAGAATCAGTCTTGATGGTAGCATAGACTAAAACAAAGGATCAATAAATGGCAGATAAACAGATTTCGCAGTTACCACTCGCAACCAGTGTATTAGACACAGACATAGTTATTGTCAATAAATACGAAGGTGGTATTCTTACAACAGAACAGGCCCCGATCAAACTATTATTCAATGCTGCTGGTGGTGATTTAGTAAATGTGAATGCTTCTGGCAACTTGGTTGTCGCAGGAACATCAGATCTAAATGGTGCCGTTACATTAGGAAGTAATCTTTCGGTAGCATCATCGGCAACAATAGGAAGTTATGCTACAGTTGGCGGTAACTTAACCGTTTCTGGCAATACCTCAATCACTGGCAATACCTCAATCACTGGCAATACTACAATAGGTAATACTCTTACTGTTCCTACAATTGATACAACAACAATAACAGTTCAGGAATTTACAGCAACTGGCAATGTCACAATCTCAGGCAACGAGACAATCCTTCAGAATGTCACAATCTCAGGTAATTTAACCGTTCAGGGAAACACAGTAGGAACAGCAGCATACCAACCAACAACAGCATTCGTAAATCAGACAGCAACAACAGGATCAGCAGTATTACCAGTAGGAACAACAGCACAACGAGATGCTTCTCCTCAGGCTGGTTATTTGCGCTGGAACTCTCAGCTAAATAAAGGTGAGATCTACAATGCTACTACCACTGTGTGGTCTGGTTTAGGCGGAGCATCAGGTTCAGGTGGAGATTCGGTATTTTACGAAAATGGTAACACTGTCAATTTCGATTACACAATAACTGCGAATACAAACGCAATGACAGCAGGACCAATTACCGTATTAGCAAATGTTACAATACCTGCCGGATCAACTTGGGTAATAGTATAAAAGGATAAATAATGACAACAATAATTTCAGGAACAGGCATAAACACTCCATCAATAGAAGGAGTCCCATTAGACACAAGTGCTAATTTACCAATAACGGCGGCATACTATTCACCCGTTCTTTGGAATGGTTCAACTGACCGCGTATTAGGTGCAGGTCAGATTACGCAAGATTCTTTCACCTCCGCAACCTCCATGCCTCTGAACATAGTTTGTGGTGATGGGCAGGTTTATGAGATTGACATGGTGGGGAGTTATACCGCTGCTGCTGCTGGCACGGACCCGGTATTGCAACCAAATAATGCTGTGCCAACTACAAACATTTTTACTGGTCGCGGCTTGTATGTGACAAATACCACAGTCACAGGATTAAACGGTGCGCTGAACGTGAACGGGTTTGACCTGTGTGCTGGCTCCGCAAGCATCCTAGTAGGGAAATTCACATTATTCACCTCGACGCTAAATAAAAAAATCATTGTTGATTCAGCGTCCAATACTTCAACCGATTCATACAAAACAAATTGGGCGATAGAGTGGAACGACACCACAACACCTTATACATCAATAGGCACAGTCATCATGCCGATTGCGTGGACGGGGCAGATTGTAGTTAAAAGGATAGCATAATGTCACAAATAAATAGTAATGGAATACAGGTTGGATCATCAGCAACAGCAACAAATAACTTCTCACTAACACCAGATGGTGCCGGTAATGTCACATTGGCAAGAGGAAACTATGGTGTCACATCACAAAACATACTTACGGTAAATAATGTTGGAGATACTGTATTTGCTGGTAATGTGGATGCATCAGCAGGATTTACTTTAGGTCAGACTTGGCAAGATGTATCTGCAAGTAGAACAACAGGGACAACATACTACAATACAACAGGCAAATCGATAGTTCTTTATGTGAATCCAATTACTTCATCAGTAACAATTACTGCTGCCACTATTTTCGTTGATAACGTGCTTAACTTTAAATCTCCCTATGCTGTTGCTAGTAGTTATTTTCAACCAGTTATTACAGTGATTCCAAACGGTAGTGCTTATTATTGGACAACGGATCAACCACCAACTTCAGTTACAGTGTATGAACTTCGCTAAAAGGATAAAATAATGTCAATAGGAATAAACTCAACAACAGGAAATGGTGCTATAACAGTAGATGGAGTAACATCTCTTACATTCAACTCTACAGGTATTACCTCAGGTTTCGCGCCGTATTTCTTACCCGTTCTTTGGAATGGTTCAACTGACCGCGTATTAGGCGCAGGTCAGCACACCTCGGACTCATTCACCTCCGCAACCTCCATGCCTCTGAACATAGCTTGTGGAGATGGGCAGGTTTATGAGTTGACCATGAATGGGACGTTTATACCAGCGGCGGTGGGGGCAAATACGTTATTGCTGATTAATAACGCAACAATGTCTGGTAATTTTGACTACTGTTACCATCAGGTAACTGGGGCGTCTACTGTAGGCGCAGGAAATACCACATCAGCAACAGGATTTATGATAGCTCCCGGTTGTTCACCTTACTTTGCAAAAGCGACAGTATTTACAACTACCAATGTAAAGTCGTTCTTAGCTGAATCGAGAGGACAGGAAACAACCAATGGCGCTCACCAGTTTCGAGTAATGATGGATGCTCCAGACACCACAACAGTCTGGTCATCGCTCGGAACAATAACAATACCGAATGCGTGGACAGGGACAATAACCGTTAAAAGGATAGCATAAGGAAAAATAAAATGACATTATGGTTTAACACAGCAGATAACTCAATACACGATGACATGAATGGAGAAGCATTATCACTCACATCTTGGCCAAAAGGTATGAGTCCGATTACTCAAGCAGAAGCAAACGCAATCTTAAATCCTCCTCTCAATGACACTCAGATAGCAGAAAACATTAGATTACAAGCAAAGACATTATTGACTACAACAGACTCAACCTTCTTAAGAATACAAGAGTCAATAGTATTAGGATTAACTACAAGCACAGATACTGTTGTTGTTGCTTGGATCAATTACCGAAAAGATTTGAGAACACTGATGACAACTGCTACAGCAACATCGGTATTACCAACGAAACCAACATCGTATCCAGCAGGAACATAAGTTGGCATTCAATCCTCATCAGTTTGGATCACCATCTCCAAGACCAATGGTTATGAGAGCAAGGATCTTCTTCAATGATGAGACTCAACAATGGGTTGCTCAAGAACAAATAATGGGAGCAACAATCATTATGTCAGATCCAGATAAAGACAAAGCGATAAATAAACTTAAAGAATGGAAAAATGGTAATAAGTATCAGAACCTTGATCCAGATTATTAAAAGGTAAATAATTATAATGACAATAGAACTTGCTGTTAAATCAATGGAAGGCAATGACATCATACTCGCAAAAGAGGTTGGTGACACACTACACAATAAGTATCCAGGATTTATGTGGATAATAGAGATTATAGATCACAATGTGAAGATTAGTCTCAATGAAGCAGTTCAGAATGGCTGGTGTTATTTCATAAACAGAAAAGACATACCAGATGGTTCTCCAGAAAAGTTCAAACGAGTCATTATGAGAGCAGGAGGAGAAATGCTCGAACGATTAAAGATTGATCGTAAAGCAAAACAAGAAGGTCAGAAGTTCGGATTCTTCGAAGGATCAGAATCAAAACTAAATCCTACAGCAGAAGGATTAAAACTATTACCAGGATCAAACTTTATCGTGAATCCAGGCACAAAAGGACTATAAATGGCACAACGCATCCCACACAATTCGCTTTCTTATGTAAAGCCACCAGCAGCAGATAATACAGCACTTGGTTCCGCAAGAGAGAATCATACAACTGACATGGAAACAATCGACGATCTTGAATACAGCGGAATGTCTATAGATGAACAAGAGTCACAAGAGCAGAATAACTATTGGTTAAACAAAGCCAGAGATGCTTATTCAAACTCAACCGACTATGTTGATGCTTACTATCGCAAACGCTGGGAAGATTCGTTAAATGCTTTTAACAACGAACATCCTTCTGATTCGAAATACAACTCAGCATCGTTCGAGAAAAGATCAAAACTATTTCGTCCTAAGACAAGATCAATCATCCGTAAGTTAGAAGCGGCGGCCGCAGTTGCTTATTTCTCAAACTCAGATGTTATCTCAATACAATCAGAAAATCCATCAAGTATAGTTGAGAATGCCGCAGCAGATCTTATGAAGACGGCTATTCAGTATCACTTAAACAAATCAATTCCTTGGTATCAGACAGTTACTGGTGGATTACAAGACGCGGTTACTACTGGTGCTGCCTGCGCTCACATCTATTGGAATACAAAAACAAAGAATGTTACTCACACAGCAGAAGTAGATGATTTCGAACCAGTGTCAAACCCAGTATTACACAACGGCGTCGAACCACTACAAGCGCCAAGCATCTCAGATCGTCCTACTTTCGTCGGTAAGAAGACAGTTAAAACAACCGAAAAGGTTCTGATTAAAGATGAACCAATGGTAGATCTTATTCCTATTGAGAACATTCGTATTGATCCAGCAGCAAGTTGGACAGACCCAGTAAATAGTTCTCCTTATCTTATTCACCGTATTCCTATGTATGTAGGTGATGTTAAATCAATGATGGCATCTGGTGAATGGTTAAAACTATCTGAAGCAACAATCCGTTCAGCAATACAATCAAAAGTAGATACAACTTACGATACTCGTAACCGTCGTCACGGTAATCCGTATGAAACAAACGGTAAAGCAATCAGTGACTATGAAATAGTGTGGGTTCAGAGACACATTCACAGAGAAGATGATGTAGATTATGACTTTTATACTTTAGAAGACATCGCATTACTTACAGAACCAGTTCCTCTTGATCAGAATGTATTCCACGGAAAGCGTCCTTATGTTATAGGATCAGCAATCATCGAAACACACAAGGTATTTGCTTCTTCTCTTCCTGAAATTACAAGAGGATTACAAGACGAAGCAAACGAAATAGCAAATCAGAGATTAGACAACGTGAAGTTCGCAATGAATGGTCGTTGGACAGTTGTTCGCAACAAGAATGTTGATTTACAGTCACTTATTCGAAACGTTCCTGGCGGTATTACACAAGCAGATAGTCTTGAAGATGTTCGTCGTGAAAACACACCAGATGTTACGCAATCATCTTATGTAGAACAAGATCGTATCAATGTAGATTTCGATGAACTTGCTGGTAACTTTGGTGCTGGAACAGTGCAGAACAACAAACAACTTGCTCAGACCGCATCAGGTATGGCTATGCTTAATCAATCAGCAAATGTCTTGGTAGAATACACATTACGAACATTTACCGAAACATTCCTTGAGCCTATTCTTAATCAGTTGGTATTGCTTGAGAAACACTATGAAACAAATGAATCACTGTTAAAGAATCTTGGTGATCGTTCTAAAGAATACAAGCGTCTTGTTCAGGAGATGCAGATGCAACAGAAAGTAGCAGGAGGAATGCCGCCTGCACAACCAGGTATGCCTCAACCACAACCAGGTCAACCACAAGGTATGAATCAAGGTATGCCAGGACAAGCACTTCAGCAACCGGTTATTACTCCAGAAGAACTTTTACAAAAAGAACTATCCGCAAGAGTAAATGTCGGTATGGGAGCAACCTCACCAGAACAAAAGATAAATAAACTTATTACTGGTATGATGGCTTATACAAACATCGCTAAATCAGGTGTTCCAAACTTGAATCTTACTGAAGTTGGCAAAGAAATCTTCGGCGCATTAGGTTACGCAGATGGTTCGAGATTCGTTACTCTTGGTGATAATTCAGAAGTTCAACAACTTAACATGCAGATTATGCAGTTGAAGAAGATGCTTATGGACAAACAAGCACCACAGAATGCTAAAGTTCAGATTGCTCATCAGAATAATCAGACTAAGTTGGCAATAGCACAGATGAAAGAAGGCAATGCCAATAACCGTAAGTTGGTAGATCATTATCACGCTTTAGTAAAAGGAGGAGTTGGAGCAGTAGCAGAATCAGCCGCTGTGAAGACAAATGCTAATGGAGCCCCGGTTCCTCAACCACCACAGCAACCGCAACAAGGATAATAATTATAAAGGAGTAGTAAATAATGGACGAATACATTGAAGAAGACATAATTCTGGCAGATGACATTAGAAAGTTCTTCAAAACACGCATTGGGCAGTATTTATTGACAAGGATTGAGGAAGAAATAGCAGAATCTACAGAAATTCTTACCTCAATAAACATAAATACACCCACAGCAACACAAGAGTTTCAAACTGCTCAAAATAGATTAAATGTAGCAAAATCTGTCGAACAGTGGTTAGGACAAGCAATAGTAGCAGGAAACAATGCTGAATCGATTTATTTCGGCGAAAATCAGTAAAAACAGTAGAAAAATACAATTTTAACTAAATAAAAGGAGAAGTAAATAATGTCAGACGAATTAGATTTAGATACAGCAGCATCAGAAGATACAAACGAATCACCAGTATTAAACAGAAACAATCCTCGCGATGAGTTTCTTAAAGGATTAGCAGATCGTCACGCAGACGAGAATGAATCAGAACTAATCTACGATGACGAAGATACTGAAGATGAATCTACTGGAGGAAACGAAGTAGATCAGGAAGATGTAGAAGATGTTAAACCAGTTCAGAAACACAAGATTAAAGTCAATGGTAAAGAACTTGATTTAACTTACGAAGAATTAGTTGAGCGAGCACAAAAAGTTGAAGCAGCAGACGAGTATTTACGCACTGCCAAACAGATTGCCGAACAACAAGAGTTTAACCAGCCATCCGATGAGGACGTTGGGGATAAGGTAGAAGATGTAGATGACCTTGCGCTTGTCCGAGCGTTACAAATGGGCACAGAAGAAGAGGCTATTGCGGCTCTTAAACAGATCAAGAAGTCACAAACTCCTCAGGTAACAAAAGAGGAGATACTTCGAGAAGTTGAGGAACGAGCAAAGGTAACTTCAGCAGCACAAAAGTTTGCGAATGACTTTCCAGACATTTTTAATGATCATAAGTTAAGAAAACTTGCTTTCGAAGAAGACACAAGACTTATGAACAGTGGAGATCGTCGTCCATACGAAGAAAGATACACTGACATCGGTAATTCAATCAGAGGATGGGTAAAATCAATAGCAACTACAGCAACAACAAGCGATAAAGTTCAACGCAAGATAAATGCACCGACTGTTCCTAAAGCATCAGGAAGAACAAAATCAGTAGATGCAGAATCAGGCGAAGAATCAAGAGAATCAGTTCTGGCTAAAATGAGATCAGCCAGAGGGCAACAAACATAATCTAACTTATAAAAGGAGAAACACATTATGGCAGGACAAGTATGGGGCGTAAACACCCTTGGTGGATACATGTATTCACGTCAATTATCAGACATTTTCCGTATGACAGTTCAACCTCTTACGAAATTTCGTCAATTCGCGGACGTTCGTGATAGTTCGCAACAAGGCAAAAAGAAAGGTGACATCTTCACTTGGGACGTATTCAGTGACGTAGTTACAGCAGGCGGTGTGTTAGCAGAAACATCAACAATGCCACAATCTAACTATACCATCACTCAGGGAACTTTGACAGTTACTGAACTTGGTAACTCGATTCCTTACAGCGAAAAATTGGACAACTTATCCAAGTTCCCAGTGCAAGAATTGATCCAGAAAGTATTAAAGAACGATGCTGCTAAGGCATTCGATCGCACAGCATGGGCACAGTTCAACGCTACTCCACTTCGTGCAATTCCTACTGGTGGGACAGATACAGCCGCAGTAACAATCTACACAAACGGAACTGTAACTGGAACAAACGGTGTTGCATTCAACAACAACCACGCTAAGTCAATCGTAGACGCAATGAAAGAACGTAACATTCCAGCGTATGTTGGTGATGATTACTACGCTATTGCTCGTCCATCAACACTTCGCACATTCAAGAACAACCTTGAAACCATTCATCAATACACCGATACTGGCTTTAAGTTGATCATGGCTGGTGAAATTGGTCGTTACGAAAATACTCGTTATGTTGAGCAAACAAACATCGTTGCTGGTAAGTCAACAGACGGCGTTAGCGGAACACCATGGACAACAGGCAAATCAGACTGGATCTTCTTCTTCGGTAACGACACAGTTGCTGAAGGTGTTACACTTCCAGAAGAAATGCGTGGTGCTATCCCTTCAGACTTCGGTCGTTCAAAAGGTGTGGCATGGTATTACATCGGCGGATTTGGTCTTGTTCATACAGACGCATTGAACGCTCGTGTAGTTGCATGGGACAGTGCTGCTTAATCAAATAGATAACCCGCCGAACTTAATCGGCGGGTATTTATACAGATAAAAGCATACATCATTAAAATACACAAGGAGAAACACAAATGAGCAATCAAGTAACAGCAGCAATCGCATCTTTAAACGCAGATGAACACGGTAAGTCAAAATCTTACTTGAACAAGAAAGGTATCAAGCCAATGGAAGGCGGATTAAACGCTCTACCACCAGGTCAAGACATCTTCAATCAAGAAGTAGCTGATTTATCACCTGAAAGCACAATGGTATTCAAGGAAATCGTGAATTCCAAAGGGTATGCTACAGGAATTGCCAAGTAAGCATAAAATAAGAAATGGGGGCAGAAATGTCCCCCATCTTATCTATAAAGGAGTAATAAACCATGGCTAAGTTCATGCAGGAAAAGAATCAAATCTTAAACAAACCTCGTCCCCCAGAAAAAACAAAGTGGGCCGACTTAAATTCAGCATTACACGCAGCATCTGATTATACGGCAGACATGCCTCCAGGTGATGACATTATGAATCAAGATCACGTTGAGGAATTTACACCTATTTCGTTAGGTGGAGAACACTCAGTAACTGATCACGTATCCTCAGGATTAAAGAAAGGTTACACTCGTGGAAAAATGAATCCATCAGATGACCAGTATCCAGGAGAAGGTATTGATTTGTGGTATGGTGAAGCAGTAGATGATCAAGGAAATGTCGGGTTCTTAGAACGCAACAACTATCTCGACAGAATCTAAAAAGGAGAAGTAAATGTTACCATCAGCAAATTTTGTTCAACCAATTTCGCCAGAAAGTTCAAAGGCAACGTATTCAGCGGGGGTTAAGAAAACAACCTTTGCTGCAACTGCTACTGACATTATTCAACTTATTGGTTCGACATCAAAAACAATCAAATTAGCAAGAGTTCAAATAACAGCAGATGCTACTGCCGCTGGTATTCTTGAACTTTATTTGGTTAAAAGAACAGCAGCAAATACAGGTGGAACAGCAGCAGCAATAACAGGAATAGCACACGATACTCAAGATCCTGCTTATACTGCAACTCTACAAGAGTATTCGGCAAATCCATCAGCACTTGGTGCAGGTCAGATTATTAGAATAGATGGTTATGCTTTACCATCAGCAACAACAACTGGTTATCCATTCTCACCTTATGTTTTCACATTCGGAGTACACAATGGCAAAATGCCTACACTTCATGGTGTAGCAGAAAGCATTAGTATCAACTTAAATGGTCAAGCAATTCCATCTGGTCTCAACTTATGGGTCGACATTGAATGGACAGAAGAGTAATAGTCAAGTATAAATAGTAATACAGCAACACTAATTTTAAAGGGAGTAAATAATGAGTAATGTATTAGCAGAAACTAAAAACGGTAAGATGATTGTCAATGACAAAGACAAGTATGTTGGGGCATCACTTATCAAGTATGGTGAATTCTCAGAATCAGAAGGTGATTTATTCAGATCACTAATCAAACCAGGAATGACAGTTATTGATGTCGGTGCCAACTATGGTGCTCACACTCTGTTATTCTCTCGCTTAGTAGGAAACACAGGACACGTTTATGCTTTCGAACCACAAGTTCAGGTGTATAATTGTCTTTGCGGATCACTTGCGTTAAATAATCTTACAAATGTGACAGCAGTGTGTGCGGCAGTAGGTGTATCAGGTGAGAAAGTAAAGTATGTTGAGTTGGATTACAATCAGGAAAACAACTTCGGCGGCTATTCTTTCGAACAAATAGAAGATGGACAAGAGATGGACGTTGTTCCACTAAATGTTCCTTGTCACTTTATTAAGATTGATGTAGAAGGTATGGAACTCGCTGTAGTAAAAGGTGCCGCAGAAATGATTCGCGAATACCAACCAGTAATGTATGTTGAGGCAGATCGTCCGAAGAAGAATGAAGAACTATTTAAGTTCATCAGATCACTTGGTTATGAAATCTACTGGCATTCAGCACCATTCTTTAATACTAACAACATCAATCAAGACAAAGAAAACTTATTCGAAGGAATAGCATCAATCAATGTATTGTGTGTTCCAAAAGACATTACTATTCACGGATTGACAGTAGCACACGCATCAGATTGGCACGAACACTTCAAATCATCTAACGGAGACGCATAATTATGGCAAAAACAAAAACGACACCAGTATTCGACAAAAAGAAACCACACGGTGTTATCGAAGGACACAATCAAGCAAGATACGAACAAAACGGACATTATTTTGATGCTGCTGGTCACTATGTTGATTTAACTCAATCAGAAGAACAAGATGCTGATAAGTCATCCGATTGATGGTGTATTGCTTCTCCAGTATAATACTAAACCAGAAGTATCTATAAGATTCGGACGATTACAAGAGTTTTATGAAAGTCCTTACGATAGTATAAGAGGTAAAGTATTTAACTGGGAAACATTCTTACTCACTCACTTCGGAGAAGATAGAATACAAAGAGAGAGTTACTTCAACTACTGGGAAGGATTTAATGTTCCTATCGAGACAGCACACTCTTTCTTTAATCACTTTCACGACTTATCTCCAGGTGAGATTGAGATAAAGGAACTATTAAAGTTCTTCCCCGACACAAAATACCTAATCGCATCATTTGTTGGAGCAGATTCTGGTGTAGTAGATCACGAGATAGCACACGCTCAGTTCAAATTAAATAAAGAATACAAAGAAGAAGTAATCAACTTCATCAATCAGATACCACCAGGAATACTAAATACATTTAAGCGTGTTCTTACAAACGAAGGATACACAGAAGAAGTTCTTATTGATGAGATTCATGCTTATTTACTAACATCAAATGTAGTTGAGATACTAACTTTGTTCGGAAACAAAGGAATAAAGTTCTCAATGAAGATAAAGCAAGCACTAAAGAAGTATAATTACAAGGATGAAAATAACGATGAGTGATTTACAATGGAAACTGGTAGAATACACAGCAGGTAGGGGATTAGAGATTACAAACGGAACAAATACCGCCTTTCCTCACTTCATAAAAACAGGTATGACAGAAGATTCAACTATCAGACTAAAATCATACGAAAAACTTGATTTAATAGCAGGAAATAGCCTTGATTTTGTAGTATTTACTGCGCCAGAGAGTGTATTATGCTACATAAATGACATGTCCTCAACAATAGCAGAATACTTCCGTGTATTGAAACCAGGTGGTTATCTTACCATTATGTCTGAACCAAATAAGACAATAGAATACGCAATCACAAACCTAAAAGGCAGAGACATAGTAGAATCAACTATTATTACTCAACCTTACCCAGATGGAACATCAGAAGAAGTATCCTTTATTGTTCTCAAGAAACTACACAACAAAGATAAGATTGAATCGTTTAAAGTATTAAATCTACAGAAGAAAGCAATCGTTGTTCGATACGGTGCTTTCGGTGACCAGGCACAGGCATCATCTGTTTATGCTGGGTTAAAGAAACAAGGGTATCATCTTACATTGATTACCCAACGACCAGGTTGCGATGTTATTCTTCACGATAAGAACATAGATAAGTTGGTTATTTGTGACAGAGGACAAGTTCCAAATCAAGCGCTCGGTGAATACTTCGAATACCTAAAGTCAAAGTGCGATAATTTTGTCAATCTATGCGAATCAGTAGAAGGAACATTATTGGCAATGACAGGAAGACCAGCATACGACTGGACACAAGAAGCAAGACACGCAATAATGGATCACAACTATGTCGAGTTTCAGCATAAGTTGGCAGATGTTCCTCACGACCCACAGATCAAGTTCGTATCTACACCAGAAGAAGATGCTTGGGCAATCAAAGAACGCAAAAAGATGGGCAAACGAGTGATTATGTGGTCCTTAACCGGCTCATCTTGTCACAAAATCAACACCCAATTCGCAGAAATAATGCCAAGAGTAATCAACTATTACGAAGATGTAGATTTTTTGTTTGTAGGTGGTCCAGAAGTAGTGACACAAGAAACGGTTGAGATGTTCTCTCGCTTTCCGAAAGTTCATTTCACAGCAGGACAGTGGTCAATCAGACAAACATTGACGATGCTTAATTACATTGATGTATTATTCGCACCAGAAACAGGTGTGGCAAACTGGGCAGCATACTTACCTATCCCAAAGATAGTATTTCTGTCACATAGTTCGGTAAAGAATCTAACCAGAGATTGGGTCAATACTTATTCATTATTCACTCCAACCGAAAAGTTATCCTGCTATCCTTGTCATAAACTTCACCCAGACATGAATTATAGCACTTGTAACCTCGATAAAACAAAGGGTGTGGCAAAATGTCAATCAATGATGAATGTAGAAGACACCTGGAAGATACTAACCAACATCCTTGATCCTATTTCAATGCGCAAAAATCAACAAAACGATAAATAAAAGTAGATGGAGAATAATAGATGAGCACATCAGGAACATTTAGTTTCACAGTATCAGCAAATGACATAATAAGAGAATCTATGTTAAACATAGGTAAGTTGGGTTCATCTGACACAATTACAGCTACAGAATACGCAGACATACTCAGAAAACTGAACATGATTGTCAAGCAACTTCAAGGAAATACAGATTTCTCGAAGGGAATAAAGACTTGGACAAGACGCCAAGGTTTCTTATTCTTGTCAAATAAAACCGGACAATACAGCATTGGACCATCCGGTGACAACTGGACAAACTCTTTTGTATCTACCACATTGATGTATAATGCCCTAAAGTTGGCAACAGCAATCACAGTGAATAGTTCGACAGGCATTTCAATAAATGACAGCATCGGTATTGAGCAGTCAGACGGATCAATGTTCTGGACAACAGTATCAAGCATTATTGGCAATTCGATTACCTTATCAACGGCATTACCTGATTCCTCAGGAACAGGAAGCCAAGTATTTGTTTATACTAAAAAAGCACAACAACCACTCAATGTTGAGTTTGTATTATTGAGAGATACAGCAAATCAAGACATTCCACTAAGAATACTAAATTTAGAAGAATGGGCTCTATTGCCATCAAAGGTTGATCCAAACAATCAAAGTGATCCTACAGCAGTGTATGTCGAGAATCAACTAACAAACTCTATTTTGCGAACAGATTGTGGTTCAGCAGCAGATACAACAAAATACATTGTTCTCGGTTATTTAGAACCAATTCAAGACATAAGTGGTGTTCCATCAGAAAATTTAGAGTATCCTCAAGAGTATTTCAGAGCACTTTCTTGGTTATTGAGTAGAGAAATTTGCCCTATGTTCTTGGGTGTATGGACTCCATTGATGGAGGAATTATCAAAAGAATCAGTAGCAATAGCAACAAACAAAAACACAAAAACATCAACTCTTTACTTTAGATGCGAAGAAGATGAATAGTAAAACCGACAAAGAAATAGTTGCTCTGTATTATGAACTATTAAAGGCAGTAGGTAAGCCAAAGTCGGACGAAGAATTACACAAGATAGCACTAAGATACATTAAAGAATCGGTAGAAGCACATACCACTTATCAGGATTAAATTTTATGGAAAAAAAATCAACACTAATGATCTATCTTCAAGAGAAGAAAGATCATACACTAAAATACATTATACTCGATGTTCCAGGAGTAAAGAATCACATCATCAGCAGAGATAGTGACTTTCCTTATAATCTTATTGAAGAAGGTAAATACTATTCAGTAAGATGCACTTATCGAGAAGGTGTTTGGCTATGGGAACTGGCTTTTCCGATTGAAATAGATAGGATGATTAAGTAATGGAATACCACATACTAAATCAAAGATCAATTCCGACACTTTGTCTTTTAGTAAATAAGTTTATAGAAGACGGTTGGGAATGTTTAGGAGGAATGATAGTAAGTGATGGTCACTTTTATCAAACAATGATTAAGAAACAATAATTTTAAAGGAAATAGATAATGAACTTTATTACCATAGCAACAAATGTAAATGTTGGTCCAATTTTAGAAGAACTTGATGAACATCCAGAATTATGGAATCAGATGGATTTAAGAACAACTCATCCAATGACTCCTCATAAAGAAGTAGATGACATTGTGTTGCGATTCAATGATTTATCTAATGGTATTTCGGCAGCAATAGATGATGCGGAATGTCACTGGTATAATTCAGCATTCATCTTACCAATAAAACCGTTGATGTATGCTTTAATGAGCGATGTGTATGGAGATAGGATTGGTCGAGCAGTTATAACAAGATTGAAACCAGGATCAAAAATAGATTCACACATAGATTATGGTTCTCCAGTAAGTCATTATCAGAGGTTTCACATAAGTTTGCTGAATGAAGAAGGTGCTGTATTTACAGTTGATGGTGAGAATTTTACACCAAAAACAGGTGATGTGTTTGTGGTGGCAAATCATAAAGAACACTCAGTTGTCAATAATTCATCAATAGACCGTTTAACAATGATAATAGACATTAGAACAAAGATGTTTGAAAACTTGAAGGTGACAAAATGATTACTTATCAAGTGGAAAGATGGAATGATGTTCAACCAGAATTAGAACCATTCGCAGAAATACATTGGCAAGAGATAGCACTAAATCATAATGAAGTTCCTCTTGACATGGATTGGGACAGATACAAAGAGTTAGACAATAGTGGTGTATTACATCTTGTAACAGTAAGAAGTGAAGAAGAAATAATTGGTTATCACATAAGTATAATAAATGGTCATCTTCACTATAAATCTACTTTACATGCATTTGTTGATTTATACTTTGTAGCAAAAGAACATCGCAACGGAAGAGTTGGACTTAAAATGTTTCAATTTACCGAAAAGAAACTAAAAGAGTTAGGTGTTAAAAAGATTATTACAGGAACAAAGATTCACTTTAATCATACTCGACTATTTGAGTATTTAGAATACAGTAACACAGAAATAGTATTTACAAAACTATTATAAATAAGGAAACAAATTATGTTTGGTTATAATCCAGATCGTGAAAAAAGAATTAAACAAGTTGGGGCTGCCGTGGTCGCCAGTGCGGTTATTGGTGCGTATGCCGCAAATAATGCTGCTAATACGGCCGCAGATGCTCAACAAAATGCCATAAATCAGCAAAATCAAGCACTTGCCTCACAAAAAGCACTCGAACAACCATTCGTAAATGCTGGAACACAAGCATTATCTACAATGCAGGCTGGACTAAAACCAGGTGGTCAATACAATACACCATTCACTGCCGCTAACTTTCAGAATACTCCTGCTTATCAATTCCAAATGCAACAAGGACAGCAAGGTATTAAAAATGCTGGTGCTGCGACAGGACGAACAGGAAGCGGTGCTCAAGAACAAGCATTGGCCACTTTCAATCAAGGTCTTGCGTCAACTACTTATCAGCAACAATACAATAACTACATGAATAATCAACAACAGCAATTCAATAACATGGCTGGTATTGAGAGTCAAGGACAGGCTGCTGCATCTGGACAAGCAGCACAAATTGGGAATACAGCAAATAATGTATCAAATCTTACTGTTGCTCAGGGTCAGATACAAGCATCTGGACAATTGGGTATAGCACAAGCATTTGGTCAAGGATTAAATTCTTATACTCAGAATCAGTATGCTCAACAACTTCAGAATCAACAGGCACAACAACAATTATCTACACTACAAAGTGCATTTAATCCTAATGGTGGTGCTGGTGTTGATGTATCTAACTTAAATGTTCCGGGCGTAAATTCTGGATTATAATAACAAAAAGAGGAAAAATAAATGGCACAAGTAAGCGCAGGTGGATCATCATTAGAAGCAGGCATTCAGAACATGCTGGGTTCAATGCCTACAACAGAATCAACTGTAAAAGGCGGATTCGAACTTTACAGAGCAAATGAAGCAGCAAAAGCAGCAGGTCAAAATGCTGCTGTTCAACAAGTCACTGCCGCATCGCTGAGTGCTCACGATCAAACAACCGTTGATGGTCAAACACAAACATTCAAGGACATTGCCAAAGTATCTCCTCAGGCAGCTCTGTCTTATCAAAAAAGTGCTGTTCAACAAAATCTACAAAGAGAACAGATTCAAGAAAATGTAGCAAAAATGGGATTACAACAAATACAAACACTTGCTGCTAAAAATACTCAACACTTAAATGCCGCAAACAATCTTATTACGGGTATTCAGTCAATTCAAAAAATGAATACTTCTCCTGAAATTAAAGATCGACTAATACGAAATGCTCAACACGATGCTATTCAGAGAGAAGTTCAAAATGGTGTGATTACTCCTGATGATGCAGCCAAGATGCCAATAGGAAGTGATCCAGCAACAATACAGTATTATGCTGGGTTGGCACATCAATCAGAAGGTTATAAACAAACATTTGATCAAGAAATGAAAATAAGACAGCAAGCAGTTGATGTAGCAAAATCAGCAAAAGATTCGAACATTATGAATCCTACAGACAACAAACCACATGTAATTGAACATAATCCAGTGACTGGTAAGAGTGTTGATTTAGGTGTTGCTCAACCTCGAGCTAAATCAGGATTTGGTGCTTATCAGTCGTCAGTAAACCTTCGTTATGCTTCGAAGGTGATGGGAAGTATAGATGAAGTTGTTAATAATGACTTACCAGTCTTTGCGAGCATAAAACCACAAGATAGATTCTGGGTTCCTCAAGGAAATGAAACGCCTGCCCAAGCATTTAAAAAGGCAACTGGACAGGAACTCGCAAGTTCTCAAGCAGACCTTGCCCATAGAGCAATTGCTGGTTTCGCAAAAGCAATAGGAACAATAGAATCAGGTGGACAATCGCAAGGCGTAACTGATACTTATGTTAAAGAGTTAGAGCAAAGATACGCAATACCAGCAGGCTCAGATAAAGCACAAGCAATGAATAGTTTGGCTATGATGAGAGGTGCTCTTGATGCCCACATAAATGAGCAAACAATAAGTGGTATGTATAATGGAGCACAAGTAGAAAAAATGAAGGAATTTAAGCAGAAAATTGATCAGATGATTCCATACACAGTTTCTGACTTACAAGGTGTAAGAGGAACAACAGGATCACCCACTGATGCCTCAGGTAATCCAATAGCAAACGAAATTGATCATACTAATCCTCTACTACAATAATAGGAATAAAGAATGACTTCATTATCAGACATTATTAAAGATCCACACTATACTTCAGCAAATGATGCTACTAAACAAGCAATTTTTAATAAGTATTCTGCGACTGATCCAAACTATACTTCGGCAAACGATGCTACTAAATCAGCTATTCGTCAAAAGTTTGGTATAGCTTCACCTACACCCGCACCTGCACTTCCACAAACAAAAGAGCAAGAACAAGCTGCACTAAAGGCAAAGTATCCTCTACCTACAGGTGAATCAGTGACCGCTGGTATGAATAAGTTGATGGATTTACCACAAAAAGTTGGTGATACTGTATTTAACGCAACAGGAAGTCCAGCATTGGCAACTATTGCGAAAACTGCTTCAACTTTAATTGGTCCAGGAACCGAAAGGGCAGGAGTTAAGGGTGTAGAAGAAGTAAATAATTGGGTCAGGACAATGGGACCAAAAGCAACTTCAGAAGCACTTAAATCAATTGCCAATAAAGATTCTACACAAGCAGGAAGAGATTTATACGACTTAGCAGATAGTATTAAGTCAATGACACACGAACAAGTCATTAACAAGCTTGCGACATTAGATCCAGAAACAAGGAATCACATAATACAACAAATGCCAGGAACTTTTAAGTCAGCAGGTAAAGGCGCAATAAAGGGGGCGGTTGCCCCTTCAAAAGCTCTTCATTTCTTAACAAATAAACTTATTGATGAAATAGACCCAAATGTAGATAAAACAGTGAAGCAGTATGCTTCTTGGGCAATAAACATTGCTGGTCAGGGAGCCGCTGTGCTCCACTCTCCAGTAACAGTTGGTGGAGGTGCTGTCGTTGGTTCCATCATTGGGGCTGCTAAAGCATTTATTGGTAAAAAGGCAATAGAATCACAATTAGATAATGAAGAAATTCAGAAAGTCTACGAAACATTAGATAAAGCAGCAAAAGCAGCAGAAGAAAGTGCTGCCAAAAAAGCAAAATCAGATTTAGCAACACAAAAAGTAAGACAATTTGTTGCCAGTAAAAAGACATTAGAATCTGCTTCCAAAACCTTCATTCCAAAAGATGAGGGCATGACTCCTATGGAAATTAAAGCAGAATACGATGCTAAAAAAGCAAAAGATGCTGCTGAAATGCCGCAACATACTATGGAATCGGGTGTCCCTAAAGATTATTCAAAACAATTTCAAATGAAAAAAATAAGTCTTGAGAATGAGTTAAGTAAAGAATCTAATCCAGGTAAGCGTCTGCTTCTTCAAAGAGAGTTAGATCAACTTCACAAAGATTTTGGTGAAGCAAAACCATTAAACATTGTTGGTAAGTATGCTACTGAGCCGTCTGCGGCAGAAAGAAAAGCATACGAGAAGAGTCAAGAACCAACTAAAGATCTAACGCCTGAACAAAAACAAGAATTGATTAATAAAATTAGAACAACAAAACCCGGGCATCGTAACACTTTGGGTATGATCGCCAAAGAAGATTTATCACCACAACAACCACTTTCTTCAGTGGGATCACCTGAGGATACTCTGCGCCGTATGTCCAGAACAAAATCGTTTGATGAAATGAATCAAATTCTCAAACAAAGAGTAGGAAGTATGCATAAACCAGGAACAGATCACGCAAAAGGTATTATGTCCTTCGAAGACCAACAGAATCTTACTAAAAAAGTATTAGCAGAACATCACTGGACATTGGATGAGTATAAACAAGCATTAAAATCTGCTCAAAGCAAATTTAAGAGTGGTTTCGAGAGTATGGCCAAGGATGCTCGTGATAGTATGTCTGTTAAAGAAAAATCAACAAACTATACTGATTTATCAAGAACACAGAGATTAGAAAAAAGCAAAGAGCTTGGTTCACCAAATTGGAAAGATTTACCTGATAAATTTAAGAATACTGATTCGAAAACAGTTGATAATTATTCAATGAAGAAGAAAGAGTTAATTAAGCAGGGAAAACAAAATAAAGTTAAGCACATAGAAGAAACAGCAACTAATGCTAAAGAAGCATTAAAGATGATGAATAAGATTTAACTCATAAGAGCCAATACAACTCTTTTATTTTCTGTTCTTTGATGTTTTTCTTAAGAGTAATCCATTGTTCATCGGTTAGCGGCATAATGCGATTTTTTCGAATTTCGGATCTTTGTTGGCAGACTATTAAATAACAAATGATTCCGTCCAGAATAAAAAGAAAAGCAAAGGCAACAGCAAGCAAGGCAACAATAACAAGTAATCCAAACATAATAGTTTCTCCAGTTAGTAAGTATTTATACAATAACACAATGATAGCATTTTGTCAAACTAATCGAACAACAAGGAAAAAGCAATGCCAAGCAACTACTTACCAGATACAAACCAGACTCCTGCTGAATTTAATCAGAGCAGAGACTTTACTGTCAGTCAATGCGGTCCGGCAACCAGTAAAAATAGTCCAGAAGATAAATAAAAGAATAGGAAAACAATTTAATGAAGAAGATACTAATAGTGGATGTAGAGCCTCTTAACTTGCCGTTTTGTATTTCTTGCGCTGAGGCAGGGTATGATGTTTATTGGTTTTCAAATGAAGACACAACTAATCCAACCGGGCCAAAAGATGTAGGTAAAGGTATTCCTGGTATAACAATCGTTAAAAACTGGGTTTCTGTTATCAAAAAGATGGATCTAACTGTATTGATGGATAATGGTCAATTTGTTGAGAGACTTGACGCATTCAAAAGAATGGGTCTTCCTATTTTCTCACCATCAGTTAAATCAACCGAGTTAGAAGTAAAAAGAGAAGTAGGACTCAAGTTCTTACAAGATCACGGCATAGATGTTCCTCCTTATCATAAGTTCAATACTCTTGATGAAGCAGTTGCTTTCTTAAAAACAGATAAGGGTCGCTATGTGTTTAAGACACTTGGTGATGAAGAAGATAAATCAATGTCATACTGTTCAAAGGATGCCGGTGACATGATAGAACACATCAATTGGCTCAAGAAGAACAAACTTGCTCCAAAAGATCCGTTTATTTTACAAAAGTTCATCAAAGGAATTGAGTTTGCTGTAAATACTTGGGTTGGGTCAAAGGGATTTCTTGGCAAGTTCTGTGAGGGATTCGAACACAAAGGATTAGCAGCAGGAGAAGTTGGACCAGCAACAGGCGAAATGGGAACTGTATGTAAGTATGTATCGTCTTCTAACTATGGAGAAGAAATACTTCGCCCACTTGAAGAAGATTTAGTAAAGATGGGTCATTTGGGTAACATAGATGTTAATTGTATTATAGATGAAGATGGTAAGGCTTGGCCACTTGAATTTACAAGTCGATTTGGTTATCCAGCTTGGCAAATGAATCAGAAACAACATTTAGGTGATCCAATACAGTGGATGATTGATGCCATAAATGGTAAAGATACTCTACAAGTAAAGATGGACATAGCCTTGTGTGTTGTGTTAGTTGTTCCTCCGTTCCCATTCGAGGATGATGCAAAAGCATACAAAAAATCACAAGATTTACCAATTTATGGTATTACAGGAGATGGTGTCAAAACAGGAAATCGCAGATACTTATCACCACAGTTTGTTAAGATGGGTGAATACACAGTATTGGACGATAAGGGGAATTTTAAGAAGGTTAAGGATTGGGTTACGGCTGGAACATACTACATGGTTGTTACAGCATTAGGCGACTCTATTGAACAGTGCCGAAAGAGAGTCTATAATACTATAGATGATCTTCATACTCCTGGTGAGTTTTACAGGAATGACATTGGAGTAAAGGTGCTAAAGTGGTTACCTGATCTTCATAAACACGGACTTGGAGAAGAATTCAAGTGACCGACTTTTTAAATCAGGAACCTAAAATGAATGAAACATCAGTATTACATTCGATGATCCCTTTGGCGCCGTCAGCAACAACATCGGTGTTGGTGTTCTTTGGATACCCATTAAGTCAATGGTTGATTCTACTGACTTTTATTTATACTTGTATAATGCTTTTTATCTTAGTTAGAGATAAGATTTGGAACAGAGTAGATAGGAAGAATCTTACAACACTAAAAAGAGATGATCACAGAGAACATCCGCCACTTCCCGTATTATTAGAAGAAATGGCAGAAGCAATAGAAGAAACAATAGTCAAAAAAGAAGAGGAATAAAATTATGGCATCAAACTTAACACCCACATTTGGTATAGGTTATCAATCATTCAAAGATGACGGCACAGTAAATAGTGGCGGGTTCATCTATACCTACTTGGCAAGAACAACTACAGCAACAGCAACTTGGACTACAATAGATCAAACTGTTCAAAACGGCAACCCAATCACATTAGATGCTTACGGAAGACCAGCACTTGGTGAGATTTGGCTTCAATCTGGTATTCAATACAAATTTGTTATTGCCGATAGCAATAATGTTCCACTTACACACGGAACGTATGATGACATCTCAGGTATCAACGATGTATCTTTCTCACAGAATCAATGGATTACAATAAGTCTTCAACCACTTTATCTTACAACATCTACCTTTAGTCTTCAAGGTGATCAGACAGGAACTTTTGTGGCAGGAACAAGATTACAATGTCAAGAAACTGCTGGTTTAGTTTCCGGAACAGTTGTTAGTTCTTCTTATACATCACCATCAACTGTGATTACAGTTATTTTAGATAATGGAGCAACACTTGATTCTGGATTATCAACTGTTTCTGTGTCGCTCTTAACTGGGAGCCCAACCGCAGTTCCATCGGTGTTTGGCACTACTCCTATACATGTGACCGCAGCATCAACTACTTTAATTGGTGTTCCTACAACCACTGTTATTGTAGATGGGAACACAACAATCAATAGTTTTGGTGTGTATGATGAAGGTGCTATTAGGTTTGTCCAATTTACAGGAACACCTACTTTAACAAGTTCATCAGCGTTGTCTCTTCCTGGAGGAGTAAATAAGATAGTTTTGGCTGGAGATACAGCAACTTTCGTTTCTTTCGGTTCTGGGAATTGGGTATGCACTCAATACCAATCAAATACTCTAAATACACCAGTTGAAGCAATTTATCCTATTACAGCAACCGTCGACGGTTCAAATAACTTAGTGGTTGGATTAAATGCTTGCACTCTTGAATTTAGAAATTTTACTTTAGCAAGCGGCCCGGGTATTATTATAAATGTTCCGACGGTACTCTCTTTGAGTATTGTTTCTGGTGCTACATTAGGAACAGACGCAACTAAAAATAGATTAGTTCTGTTAGCACTTAATAATGCTGGAACAGTAAGTCTTGGTATAACAAATTTATTTGGTCACTTACAACTTGATGAAACAAACTTAGTATCAACTACAGCAATGACAACTGCATCAGATTCAGCAGCAGTCATCTACTCAGCAGCAGCACTGACTGGAGTTGCGTATAAAGTATTAGGATTTATTGATAGTGTTCAGTCTGTAGCAGGAACTTGGGCAGCCGCACCAACATTAGTTCAGGGTGCTGGTGGCAATGTCAGAATAAATCAAGTCCCTGAGTTTTTGAATTATGGTGGAACAGCAGATACAGGAACAATAACAAGATCATACATTGGTCCAGTTAAAATAACTTACTACGGCGGCGTGCTTGAAGGGGGAGCAGACAACTTGTCTTGGAATTTTTATCTAAACGGATCTATTATCAATGGCACCACAGCATCGGTAAATTATGTTGCGGCATTTAATCCTTCTTTCGCAGCAGTTTTTATGGCTAATGGAAACTTTACTTTTAGAATAACTCAATACGGAAGTTCTTATTTTACAGCAGCATTCTGTATCGATTACTTATAATTATGAAAAAAATAGCACTCTTTGGATCAGGAACAAAAGGAATAGCATCTCAGGTATCTGCTCAAGTCAGAATCAACTGTTTCTATGAACTTATTCCTGATGGAGACAAAGAAAAGATTTACATCAGAGGAACACCCGGTCTTCTTAAATGGATTTCGGCACCCAATAACTTGCCTATCAGAGGAATCTATACCTACAACTCTATTCTTTACTTCGTTGCTGGTTCTATTATGTATTCCGTCAATCAAGCAGAGACTATTACTACTTTAGGAAGTTTATACTCTACAAACGGCAATGTTATCTTCTCAAACAATGGACAGCAAATCATTATGGTCGATGGACTAAATGGTTATGTTTATGATTTAGCAGCAGGAACACTAAAACAAATCGGTTGGGCTATGGTATTAGATAACTCATCTTATGGTGGTGGTTCTCCTTATGCTCAAGGAACTGGCTATGTTGATGGCACATACACAAATGTTCCTCTTACAGGTGGAACAGGAACTGGTGCTAAGGCAACGATTGTTGTTTCAGGAACTAAAGTCACTAACATCAATCTTACAACTTATGGTCAAAACTATGTTGTGGGTGATGCTTTATCTGCCGCAAATACTAATCTTGGTGGAACTGGTTCTGGTTTAGTGACAAACGTGACACAAATAAATAATGGTTTTCCAAACGGAACAACGTCAATTGCCAACCTTGATAACTATTTTGTTGCAATCTTCCCAAACTCACAAGAATGGTCAATTTCAAACAACGGTGATGGAATGCAATGGAACGCACTTCAGTTCTCACTTAAAGATTCAGCACCAGACAACGTAGTTGCTTGTGATGTTATTGACGGACAGATTATTTTATGGGGTGAGCAATCTATTGAGTTCTGGCAAGATGCTGGAACATTCCCATTCCCAATGACACGATTAAATGGTTCAACCTTATCGTATGGTTTGGCAGGTATTTACTCAAGAGCACGAGTAGGTGACTCTATTTACTTCTTAGGTCAAACACCACAAGGAACAATGCAAGTTTATTCAATGATTGACTTCTCTATTGAGCAAGTATCAACTCGTGCTATAGAACACATTATTTCTGGTCTTACCGTTGCTGAAGATGCTATTGGACTATCTTACATCGTCGATGGTCACTTTATGTATCAACTTACTTTCCCAAGCTCAAATCTATCTCTTCTTTACGATACAACGACAAAGGCTTGGTCACAAGTTCAAACAGGATTATCTCCAGGAAGACACCAGGCTCAATTCGGTATTGTGTTTAAGAACAAAAACTATGTTACTGACTTTGCTTCGGGCAAAATCTATGAGTTGAAAACAGACTATTACTACGAAGAAGGTGATGCTATACTTAGAGAAGTAGATACTCGTCACATTTGGTCAGATGGTGACGTATTCACTATTGGCGAATTATGGCTTGACATGGAAACTGGTTCTGGGACACAAATAGGACAAGGTAAGAATCCACAAATAATGTTACAAGTAAGTAAGGATGGAGGAAGAACTTTCGGATCACCTATGCCTGCTAACATCGGTAAAGTAGGTGATTACTTAGCAAGAGTAAGTTGGAGAAGAATCGGTTCAGCAAGAGATTTTGTATTCAAATTTACAATGACAGACCCGGTTCCGTTTATACTTATAGGCGGTGCGGCAGTCATAAGTAAAGCACAACAAGGATAATCAATAATGGTAACTCGCGTCCCACAATCATCTGGTTCGGTTATTACACCACCACCAACACAATCACCTCTTGACACGAAAGGTGACTCAATCACATCTATCTGGGAAAACTGGATGACTATGGCTTATACAGTCTTATTTGGATTGACACTATCGGGATCTACTTTAGGAAGACCTACTCAAAACTTATGGGTAGGACAAATGTATTTTGACACAACTCTGAACAAGCCTATTTGGATAAAGACTATTCAACCAGTTGTATGGATTGATGCTACTGGGACTGTTGTTTAATCCAGTAGTCGGGTAAGTAAATAATCTCAACAACTGCTTCTCGTTTATACTTATTTCTGAGAAGTGTTCGCAAAACTCTAACTCTGCCTTCTGTGATGTTAAATCTACTGGCTATTTCTTGATCATTATGTTTTAAGAAGTAATGAGAATTTAACTTTACCCAATCTGGAATGTTTGCTTGATCTTTCTTGACAAACGGTCGTTTCATTACTTTACGAACCACCTGCCTTAGTTTATACACCTTTTTAATAGATAATCCAAGTGACTCTTTAATGATGTTAGCGTCTGTTTCAATCACATAGTCTGCGTGTGTCTGAATCCACTCTAAATCGTATAATCCTAAGTATAGATGGTTCTTCTTCATTTTTTAGTCTGCCTTTCTTTTAAGAGCAAGCCACATCTGATACTCGCCTTCTGCTTTAATAGCAGCATCTTTTAATGCTCGCAACCCTTCATCTGCGGCAAGCAACTCCATCTCTTCAGCTAAAAGAATCTGTCTTCGTAGATTTGTGAACCATTGATTTTGATTCGCTGACTGGAGTCCGTGTCCTCCGGTCTGGAGTCCGTGTCCTCCGGCACCAGCTGCGCCACCAGCACTTGTTCCGAAATGCGCGCCACCTACATGAGAACCGCTGCTTCCCCCTGTTCCATTTTGTTGACCTAAATAACTTTGATCTAAATTACACATAACATTGTTATTTGTAATACACATAACACTTGGTAAAATTGATGGAATCATTTCTTATTCCTCCTCAAAAAGTGAATCAAATAATGCTGATTCATTAAACTCTAATTCTTCTTCGTATTCTTCCCACTTCTGATTTACCCATTGATAAGTTATCTTTGTTTGTGGTATTGATTTAAATTCGGTTGATACTTTATTTATCATCTCTTGAGTAATCATTATCTTCTCCCTATTCTTGGTTTACGTGGTTCAACCCAGACCCAATCATAATCGGTAAAACTTCTTGATGTTGATCTATTCTTGGTCCAAGCCTCGAAAGATACTCCTTCGACGAACCATTCTGGTGGTTCAAAGTCACTATCTTTAGGAACTTCCCAGAAATGTTCAACTCCATTATCTCCTGTATAATAGATACGAAGTGTTCCATCTTTCTCTTCTGCTTTTAAATCTTTGCCCCATACATTTGATGATCTATTCGGTTTGCTTTTTTCCATTTTGTTATTCTCCGGTTAAGTTGTGTGCTACAATAGTATTTAGTGTAGATAACAAATAGTTAAATACTATTATTATCCGATTTAGTAGATTATCTGATCAGAAAAGTGTAGAGTATAAATAAGTAAGTAAGACGCAGATCTTACAGGCATCGCCAGATGCCACTGTCTCCTAAGACGGCAATCAGCCCAATTTCTCTCCGGTTATTGGGCTATTGTTTGCCAACTTTTTTCACCGAAAATGGTCAAAAAAGTAAAAAGTGTCTGGCACGGAGTATAAATAAGTATGTATAGGAAATAATAAATGTCTAAAGCAACCAGAAAAGCAAGATCAGAGTTAAATAGATCAAAGATCGGGTATGGTAGATCTAATGTAGGTGGTAAGACAACGGCCTCTTCGGAGTTTCTGATGAAGCAGAGAGCAGTTGATACCGCAACTATTACTATTAGATCTAAACACCCTGAACTTACTGCTGATCAAGCAAGACGGAAAGCATTAGATTGGTATAACAACAAAAAGAAATAAATAGTATCACACTGGGGGTTAAAACACGACCCGGTCAGTTTTCAGCACCGAAACGCGAAATAACGATGTAGGTGTCCTTGAATAGCAGAACTATACAAAGTGCTTCACGGTCCGAGAGGGTAAGTCGAACGGTAGATACGGTGGCTTATACGACGTAAAGATAAACACTTAATAGTTGGTGCGGCAGTAGCAGCCCAGACCATAAACATGATAAACCATCGCTACTTTTAAAAAAACTTCGTCATTTCAAATTTCGAGGTGTTGCTATGTTTTCAGGTTTAGGTGATAAGGAGACAAGGGCACTAAGGAACTACATAATAAATCAAAACAGATTAAGATTAAGTGATCAGCCGCTTCGCGTTGATCAGACACCGCGTTCCGTTGCTTACGCAACTTCACTTGTGTCCTTTTCGAGGCAAACATTGGTTCTTTTGAGTCAAAAGCAAAAGGCAAAAACAAAAGCCTCAAATAGTCTTACTTAGTAGGTCAAGTGCTGGAACGAAGTGAAGGCACGAAGACTAATCAGAAGCGAATGCGTAAGCAAAGCGACTGATTACTCAATCGTCGAGACACAAGTAAAAATCAATCAATCAATAAATACTTAAACCAGGAGATAAATCAGATGGCACATAATGTTATACAAGCAACAGATCCTAATTATAATGCAGTAGTTGCTGATTGGTTTGAGTCATTTGTTCTTGAGATGGCACAAGCAATAGATCAAAACAACGAGCATTGCTATCAGATGGGTGTTCAAGTGGTAGGTAAATCACGAGCAAAACCAAAGAATAAAATACCCAAAGACATAAAAATGGTTCTTAAGTGGTTAAAAACAGGAACAGAACGAGATTTTTTCGTTATTTATGACGAAAACTATTGCTCTCACTGTGAATTTAGTGACATTATCGTTGATTTTGTCAAGAAACGCAATAAAAACGATGTAGTTCTGGAAGTGGCATCAACCTTCCTTCTTACATCGATGCTAAATACTTCATTACTAGGGAATCCTACTCCACAATCAAGGGTGTTATGGATTCATTATTCAGGGGAAAAGGAGCATTTCAAATAATGGGATCAGAAATAAAACTTGTCGAAGCAGTCTTACTGTTGATTCTCATCTTGTCTCTATGTGCTGGATCAGCATACGAAGGTTACCAGTATGAAGCAAAACGATTTAATACCTTCGTCGATAAGACAAAACTGGTCGGCCAACAACAACAAGCAATCGTCACCGCAAAAAACAAGGAGATACAAGACAATGCTATACAATCAGCAAAAAATGAAGAAACAATCGCAAAGAGTGCTTCTGACTATTATCTGTCTCATCCCGCTATTAAGTATGTTCGGGTGTTCGACGCCAATACCGGTCGCAGTTCAGTGTCCCAAGCCAATAGTAATCCCAAAATCCCTTATGAAGCCAATACCCCAGAATCTACAACTGGGTATTTCTCAGCATACAGCGAACAAGAATGTGAAGCAGTAGGATCACAACTAACAGAACTACAGCAACTACTAATCAAAGATGGAGTTAAAATTGAATAGTCCAAAATCACTCGAAGAAGCATACGCGAAACTAATAAATCAAGGAATAAACATCTTTGAACTTACAGATGTTCAACTATGGAAAAAACTCCGAAAGATCGGATGGACTCAAAAGAAAGAATACAACGAAATAGCAGCAAATCTGAAAACAATCGAAGGGAAATGAAACAAGATGTTCAACACAATCAAAAAAGTAATCAAGGATGTTCTGACGGAAAATGATGGTGAAAGTTTCTGCCCTGCACGACTTTCTGGTTTTATTGCTCTGTTCTCTTATTTGGGTATTGCTGTTTATTCTGTTCATCTTTCTCATAGTGTCGATCTTGTTGCGCTTGGCACTGGACTGGCTACTGTTTTAGCAGGAACAGCAATCTACTTGGGAGCAAAACAAGCAACATCCAAGGGAGACTCCGGTGGCAACTCTTAAAAGAAATACCAGAAATAAAGCAAAAGCAAAAGAATACCAAAGACTATACAAACAACGCCAAAGATTTAAGAAAAAGCTCGAAGAAGAGAAAGAAATAACCGGTTGTGTATCTATAAATACTTCTTACGATACTACCGAAGAACCAGAGTGGGCTTATCTTGACATACTTGCGAAGTTCGACAGATCAATTTATCCGCCGGTCACAGACTATAAGATAATAGAAATCAAGCAAAAAGAGAAAAAGACTCATAAAGACACAAAATAGAAAAACGAAGATAGGGCGGTAGAAGCAGATTTAACAACATCACGGAGAAATAATGAAATTCAAAAGTAAGTTCGAAAAGACATTCAACGACCAATACGGTAAATCCTTAAAGGGATACGAAACTACTTGCTTTACATACGTTCTGACCCATACATACACACCAGATTGGAAAGTGTCAGATACTTGCTTTATAGAGACAAAAGGTAGATGGTTAAGTTCAGACAGAACAAAAATTGTGAAGGTATTACTTCAAAATCCGAGGTTAAAACTCGCTATGGTGTTTATGAAGGCAGATACTCCAATCAACAAAGGATCAACTACAACTTATGCTGATTATTGCGATAAAAAGGGAATAACCTGGTTCGATCAGAAAGATACAGCAGGAATAAATAAGTTCATAAAGGATAATCAATAGTGGCAGACTTTAATCAAGCAATCGCAGTGGTTCTACAACACGAAGGTGGATTCGTAGATGACTTATCTGACGCAGGCGGAATGACAAACTTTGGTATTTGTCAAAGAGATAATCCAAATCTTGACATAAAGAATCTTACAAAACAAGATGCAATCAACTACTACAAAATCAACTGGTGGTTAAAGTATCAATTCTTCCAAATAGATGATGATGATTTAGCAACTTATTGGTTCGACCACGCAGTAAATGTTGGAATCAAACCAATAACAAAAATCATACAAAATACAGTGAATACAACAGAAGATGGTATAATAGGTATAAATACAATACAAGCAGTCAATAACAACTATAAGTCAGAGATGCTTACACAAATACAAGACAAACTTTGGGATTATTACGAACAAATCATCGCAGTTCATCCAAATGATGTTAAATACAAGAATGGATGGCATTCACGCTGCTACGGAGAATAAAATGAAAAAGATAATCAAAATCGCAAAAAGAACTAAAGACGGATCAATAAAGACAACTAAAATGGGAAATGAACACATTGACATCCCAGGACCTGGAGAACACGGCTTTATAGCATCAGACAATAAGTTCAAATCAAGAACACAAGCAGCAAAGATAGCAAAAGAGGCAGGACAAAACAAACACGCGGTAAGAAAGTTACACTCAACCGACTTAAAGGCGCATAAACCAAAATGATACAAGACCCGGTTTGGAGATTATTGGCAAGACCAGGATCTCACGAGATGACTCAACTAATAAAAGACTTAGCTTACTTCCATCAATGGGACAAATACAAAATAGACTTAATCCTGTATTATTACTCTTGGACCAAAGAAGAATACATAAAGGCATCTGAAGGTGAAAGATTTTAGATCACTCTTAGAGCAACAATTCTTCGAGAAGTTCTACAAACACATCGAAGCGTATGAAGATGACAAGATTCCTTACACATTAGATTTAAACAGGAAGTATTATTTGCCAGACTTTCGAGTAAGCATAAATAAATACATAGAAACAAAAGGTCTCTTCACAGATTCAGAAAGAGATAAAATGGCAGCGGTGGTAAGTCAGAACCCAGAAATAACAATAGTAATGGTATTCCAAAACAAGAATACAGTAATACCAGAGCTAAATCTGACATACAGTGAATGGTGTGATCAGCACAACATCACTAATTTCGGTTTCCAAGAAGAGTTGGAAATCAAAATGTGGTTACTTAAAAATAAAGGAGCAGCAAAACAATGGCTACACTAACATCAGCATGGGAAGTTTATCTTAATGATCTCAAACACTCAGTAGAACATGCAGTAGAACAAGATTATCTACACGCAAAAGCAGAACTTGAGGCATTATACAAAACAGAAGCAAATGTGATTGTAGATACCCCGGTAACAGATACACAAGCGAATGTCTAACACTAACAACTTTACCTTCTTCGAACAATGTCACGGACACAACCCAGATGACAGAATCGTAGGTAAGATTGATGGTAAGATTTACTCTTGGGGTCTGATGAAAACACTATACTATGGTTCTGACAATGAATTAGACCAAACTGACCTCAAAGTAAAGAATTTCTTACAAAAAGACGATAAACTATAAATACATAATACACGGAGAAACAAAACACGATGCCAAGTAAATCACCAAAACAAAAGAAATTTATGGCAGCAGCGGCCCATAACCCAGAATTTGCTAAAAAAGCAGGAATACCACAAAAGGTAGCAAAAGAGTTTAATCAAGCAGACAAACGCAAGAAAAAGGAGAAATAAATGGAAAGACACTTAAAACAAATCTCAAACGGCAAAAATCACGACATCTGTCCTAAATGCTATGAATCAATACCTAACATCACAGGATCTTATGAACTTGATGCGGTTATTGCTCAATCAAAGAATAAAGACATGCTTGGACGACTAAGTATGTATGTCAGTTCTGATCTTTATGATTCAAGGAAGATGGATAAATAATGATGATAACGCAAGAAGATTTAGATAGATTAAAATCAGAAGATAAATCTTGGAAAGTTCTTGCTGAAATACCTACGGATAAATTATCGGATCTATTGGTAAGTAAGTCTCTAGTAGAGAAGATCCTTACCGAAAATGAAGATTTTAACTACACCGAAATAGCAGAAATAAGAAAGGTATAAGTTTAATGAAAGATCATCTATTTCAACCTGGAGTTGGCACTTATGCTGAATGGCTACGCACACTTACTCCTGAAGAAAAAGAAGCACATCTTAAAGAAAGAGCAGAACGCAAGAAGAAACGCAATCTCGAAAAAGAGTTGAAGGAAATCTTCATGGCAAATGCTGATCAATGGATTGCTGAATTTAACAATGCTACTGTATCAATCTTAAAGAAAGCACAGGATGGTGATGTTGCGGCTTACAATGCAGTTGGAGATAGAGTATTCGGAAAACCAAAATCACCAGTAGATGTAACATCAAATGGCAATACAATAGATCCAACTTCGACTATGGTAGCAACGGCAGATAGTTTAATTGAGAAGTTAAAATCAAGAGAGAAAAAATAGTATTATAGAAACACCTATCTAATACGGAGAACATTATGAATCAAATTATAACTCTTTATCTTAAACAACATTCGGTTACTAAACTTCGTTATTTTGGATTTACTCGTCGAGACCCATACAAGTATTTGGGGTCAGGAAAATACTGGAAGAATCATCTTAGAATACATGGGAAAGAACATGTTATAACAGTATGGACTAAAAAATTTAATAGTAGAGATGATGCGTATGAGTTTGCTACATTCTTCTCAGAGGTAGAAGACATAGTAAATAGTGTTGATAAATACAGTAAGAAAAGATACGCAAATGAAAAACCCGAGACATTAGAGGGAGGTTCACCAAAAGGTATAAACTTAGGAAATAAATACGGCTCAGCAAATAAAGGTAAAACCATACCAATAGAAAAAAGATGTATAGGCGAGCGTAATCATCGTTATGGTAAGCCAGCTGCTAATAGAGGAAAAGTAATGCCTTTTAAAGGAAAAACCTGGAAAATTATCAATGGTATTAGAGTTTGGAGTGAGAGAAATAATGACGACCTATCTTCATAAAATAAAAGACATACCAACATTATTAGAAGAATGGGATAAAATTGACTGCAAGGGAACTAACCTATCGGCAATCAGAGCACTTTGCTTAGTTGATCGTTATTATTTATTGGTTAAGGTATTTGGAAGACATGATCTTCTTCATCCTTGGCTGTATGCTCGTTGTCGTGAAGTGGAGGATTGCCCAGACCATCATTTAGATCTCTGGGCACGCTGACCGAGAACATTACAAATCGACGATCATCACATACGCAGGAACAATACAAGAGATCTTAAAGAATCCTGAGATTACAATAGGTATCTTCTCTCACACCGGCGGTATTGCTGGTGAATTCCTACAACAAATCAAGAAAGAGTTAGATAACAATAAGATACTTCATACAGTGTTTCCTGACATACTATACAATGAAGATGAATCACCGCCGCCAGGCTCCTGGAACATGGATAAACTTATAGTTAAAAGAAAGACAAATCCAAAAGAAGGAACACTTGAGGCACACGGAT